CTACAACCGGTCGTCCACCACGTGCCGCGGCCATACCGACTTGACGTCGTAGACCACCATGTCCGGCACGCCCAGCGCACGTATGCGCGCGGCGTCGAGCTCGCGGAACTGGCGGTGCGCGACCGCCAGCACCACCGCGTCGTAGTGTCCCTGCGCGGGCGCATCGACCAGGCGCATGCCCGATTCGCGCTCGGCCTCGGCCGCATCCGCCCATGGATCGAAGGCATCCACCTGCGCGCCCTGCCCGGCCAGCAGGCGCGCCAGGTCCAGCGCACGGCTGTTGCGCAGGTCCGGGCAGTCCTCCTTGAAGGTCACGCCCAGCACCAGCACCCGGGCACCGCGCAGCGGCTTGCCCTTGCCGGCCAGCAGTGCGTCCACCCGCGCCACCACGTGCGCGACCACCCGGTTGTTGACCTGGCGCGCGGTGTGGATCAGGTCGGGGTGGTAGCCCACGCTCTCGGACTTGTGCAGCAGGTAGTACGGGTCCACGCCGATGCAGTGGCCGCCGACCATGCCCGGGCGGAACGGCAGGAAGTTCCACTTGGTGCCGGCCGCCTCGAGCACGTCCAGGGTATCGATGCCGAGGCGGTCGAAGATCAGCGCCAGTTCGTTGACCAGGGCGATGTTGACGTCGCGCTGGATGTTCTCCACCACCTTGGCCGCTTCGGCCACGCGCAGCGACGGCGCGCGCCAGGTACCGGCGACGATGATGCGGCGGTACAACGCGTCCACCACTTCGGCCGCTTCCGGCGTGGATCCGGAAGTGATCTTGCGGATGTCCGGTAGGCGCCGCTGGCGGTCGCCCGGATTGATCCGCTCCGGGCTGTAGCCGCACCAGAAATCCTGGTTGAAGTGCAGGCCCGAGCCCTGCTCCAGCAGCGGCACGCAGACTTCCTCGGTGGTGCCGGGATAGACGGTGGATTCGTAGATCACCAGGTCACCGCGCTTGAGCACCCCGGCGATCAGCTGGCTGGCCGCGCGCAACGGCTCCAGGTCAGGCTGCTCCCACGCATCGATCGGCGTGGGCACGGTGACGACGAACACATTGCACCGGGCCAGTTCCGCCGCGTCGGCGCAATAGCGCAGGCAGGTGGCCGCCGCCAGTTCGGCGGCATCCAGCTCCAGCGTGCGGTCGTGGCCCTGGCGCAGCTCGGCCACGCGCGTGGCATCGATGTCATAGCCGAGCGTGTCCAGCGTCCGCCCGAACTCGACCGCCAGCGGCAGGCCCACATAGCCCAGGCCGACGACGGCGATGCGCGGCGCACTGGCTGCGGAAATGTCGGCGCTCATCCCATCCCTCGAGGTTGCATGCTGGTGCCCGGAGCCGGAATCGAACCGGCATGGGGTTGCCCCCGGCGGATTTTAAGACCCGGCTGCGCGGTTTGGGCACCTGTTGGCAGCTATGTTATCAATCGCTTAGCTGTTGGCAGCGGTTGCGGTTTGGTGTCCCATTTCGGCGGCGGTGTCCCGCCAGTGTCCCACGGGACTGGTGGCCGGGGCGGGAATCGAACCCGCATCCCCTTCCGGGGGGTCAATTTTAAGTCGACTGCGTCTACCAATTTCGCCACCCGGCCAGCGCGGCCATTCTCGCACGGGTGGCGGTGTCGCGGCTCCCAGCCTACTGGCCGGGCTCCCAGTCGTCCGGGGTCTCGCCGGCATAGGAGTTGGCCAGCACCTCGGCGAAGATGTCCCGCCATTCCTGCTCGCCCAGTTGGCCGCCATGCTCATGCACCAGGTCGCAAATTAGCTGGAACATGTGATTGGTCAGTTGTTCGGTGTCCATTTCCTTCGTGTCCATGCTCGTGCCCTCCTGTCAGGCGTCGGCTATCGGGTTGTGCTTGACGTAGATCAGCAGTTCCCGGTTGCGGTTCTGGATGTTCTGGATGGATTGGATGTTCCAGTTCTGGCCTCGCGCGGTGATCCGGTCGGCCACGTCGATGCCGTCCATGTACCGCAGTGTCACCTTCGCCTGCGCGTCACTGGTGATCGTAGCAGCGGCGAAGTATTCGCGTCCTAGCAGCGGCTCGAACTTGGCGAACGCATCGGCATAAGGTGCCCATGCCTCGATCATCTCGCCAGTGTTCGGGTCTTGCGTGAAGGTCGGACGGGACAGTGTGATTTTCGTGTTCAGTTCCTGCGCCGTGTAGCTCATAGGATCAGCAGCCCTCGCGTGGTGTATGGATCGGGTTTCGGCGCTTCGGCGGTCTGCGCGACGCCTAGCGCCATTGCCAGCGCGACCATGCCGTCTATGCGGCCCGTGGCGCGGCTCTTGTCCAGCTTCCGGTTGCCTGCCGGGTCTTTCGTCGTGGTGGCGTTGGCGGCGCACATGGTCAGCACCGGGTGCATACCGTGCGCGATGCGGTGATTCAGCAGCTCGGCCTCCAGCGTGTCCAGCGCCGGGGACATGTCGCGGAAGCCCTGCCCGAAGGGTTGCAACGGCAATTGCAGCCCGATGGTCTCCAGTTCCTTCTTCATCACGTCCATGCGCCAGCGGTCGAATGCGATGGCGTGAACGTCCAGGCCGCCGAGTAGCTCGGCAATCTCCACGGCCACATGCGCATAGTCCACGGATGCGCCCGGCGTGGTGTGCAGCAGCCCTTGCCGCGCCCACACGTCATAGGGTTGCCGATCCTTGCGGGAACGCTCGGCCAGCCCTTGTTCCGGCGTCCAGAAATGCGGGAAGACCTGCCAGCGGCCGGCCACCTTGCCGACCAGCACCAGCGCGGTCAGGTCGTTTCGTGCCGACAAATCCAGCCCGGCGAAGACCGGCCCATCGAATGGCACGGGATCGGCGCCGTTGGCCTTCCACACGTCCGGCGACACGAAGGGCGCATCCGTGGACACACGCTGGTTCAGCAGCAGGTTTCGCGCGGCGTTCTCCATGCTCGGCATCCGTTGCGCCTGCTGCATTTGCTCGGCCAGGTCGTCTTCGCTGCGGAAGATGCCAAGCGCCGGATTCGCGGCCTTCCATGCGTCCGAATCCAGCAGGTCGCAGCCTTCCGGCGCGGCGTACAGCTTGCACACGGTGCGGGGATCGCCACTGCGCAGCGCGTCGTCGATCCACACGCTCAGCAGGTCGGCATCGGTTGCCGCTTGCGTCGAAATGACCAGCAGCAGCGGTTCGGCGTGCGCACCCTGCGACGTGGTAATCGCGTCCACGAAGTCCGATTGCGGCCCGCGCACCTGCCCCACTTCGTCCAGGATCGCCAGCACCGGGGAAAGACCGTGCGCCGTCTTTCCTTCGGCGGCCAGCGCGCGGAACTCCACGTTCAGCGGAAGCCCGATCAATCGTTTGCCGCTCGGCACGATGCGGACCAGCTTGGACAGCTTCGGCGATAGCTGCACCATCTTGGCGGCGGCGTCGAATACCAGCGCGGCTTGATCGCGGCTCATCGCACCGGACACGATTTGACTGTTTAGCCTCGCCTCCGGGCCGATCAGGTGCGCCAGCAGCAGCGCGGCCACCAGCCCGGACTTCCCATTCTTGCGGGACACGCTCAGGATCGCGCGGCGGGTGCCGTGCGGGTTGTCGTACACGGCGCGGATGAAGTCTTTCTGGAAGTCGGCCAGCACCAGCGGCTTGCCTACCTGCGCGCCGCTCGGCGTGCGGCAGTAGGACTCCACGAAGGCGATGATGGCCTCGGCGCGGGTCATGCCACCGCGCGCAGGGTCGGGATCAGTGGATCGTGGTCGGCCTCCGCTTCACGCTCCAGCGCCAGCTTGTTGCCGGCGTCCTGGGCCCGGCCTTCGGTCGCCTCCGGGTGAACGTGCAGCAGCCGGGACAGGGACACGATGCGCCGGGTCAGCTTGTCCACCAGCGCCGCTTGTTCCACGTCGCCGATCAGGTCATGCGCCTGCATTTGCGTGACGGCCAGAATCGCGGCATTGCCCAGGTCGGCTTCGTTCCACTTGTGACGCGCTCGGTTGCGCACCAGCGCAGCCCAGAAAGGCCGCGCGGCATCCGGCAGGGTGATATGGCCCGGCGGCTCCAGCGGGCCTTGTGCAGCGTCCTGCGCGGCTTGGACGGCAGCGGCGGCGCTATCGGATCGGGTCTGGCGCATTTCGTTCTCGCACTTAGCGTTAAAGGAAAGGAGGCGGGCGCGGTCTAGCCGGCTCAGTCTCCAGCGATTTTTGCGTTCCACGGGTGGCGGGGATCGGTCGGCCATCCGTTCACGTCGCAGCCGCGCACGGTGCCGTTCCGCTCGTGCATGGTCTTCGTGGAATGGCAGGCATGGCAGCGCGGGACAAGGTTGTGCGGATCGTTGTTGCCGGGGTTGCCGTCGTGGTGATCCAGGTCGGTGGCGATGGCCCCGCAGTCCCGGCACAAGGGGTCACGCGCCAGGACATAGGCGCGCAGCTTCTGCCAGCGCGCCGATTGCAGCGGGATCGTCCGCCGGGGATCGGCGTCGCGCCCGCTAGGCCGCGTCTGCCTGCGCATCGTCTATGCCCTCGATGGTCGGCAGGTTCTCCAGCCTGCGCGCCTCGCTGCGCAGCAGCCAGCCATCCTTGATCCCGGAACCGTAGAACTCCGCGCGGCCCTTGCTATCGCCTCGCAGCAGCCCTTCCACGTTGTGTTCGATGAAGTACCGCGTGCGGGCAATCGGCCCCAGCAGCGCGCGTTCCGCGCCTTCCTCCCACATGGTCAGCCAGCGGCGCAGGGTGTGCGTCACGAACCAGCGGTTCATCTCCACGCTGTTGCTGAAGTTGGCATGGCGAAGGTCGGCGACCAGTACCGGCGGGACGCGGAAGATGCGGCAGACTTCCTCCACGCTGAACTGCCGGGACTCCAGCCATTGCGCATCCTCCATGCTCATGGATAGCTGCTGGTATTCCAGCCCGTTTTCCAGCACGGCCACCTTGCCGCTGTTGGCGCTGCCGCTGAACTGCGAACGCCAGCTATTGCCGATGCGTTCGGCGCTGCCGGCGTCCAGTACGTTCGGCGTCTTCAGCACGCCCGACAATCGCGCGCCGTTGGCGAACGTGGCGCTGCCGTGTTCCTGCGCGGCCAGCACGCCTCCCAGCATTTCCCGTGCGCCCTGAATCCGCGACTTGCCGACGATGCCGTTATCCGTCCTGTCCTTCAGGTGCAGGACTTCATCGGCCAGCAGCGGACGGACGCGGCCCGTTTCCGGGTCGGCCACGTCATAGCGGATGCGACCGCTCGGCAGTCGCAGCACGGTGACATTGCGCGGATGGATCGGCTCCAGTGCCGTGACGTTGCCGGCGTTGTCGGAATGGATCTCCGCGAAGCCGTTCCCCCACAGCAGGACATGCGCGGTCAGTTGCTCGCGGAACTCCAGCGCCGTTTGCCGCTCGTTCGGTGCATCGTGCAGCACGCGGTACAGCGGATGATCCGCTGCGCGCTCCCGGTCGCCGTTCGCGCCGTTGCGGTACAGGATCAGCGGCAATCCGCCGATGGTCTCGGCGATGGACTGGACGCAGCTAAAGACCGTGGAAATGGTCTCGGCGTTGCCAGGCGATACCGGAATGCCGGCAGCGGTTCCGCTCGGGATCAGCGCCGACCATGACGGATCGGCGTCGCGGCGTTCGGGTTTCTTGTTCCACGGCCAGCGCATTAGACGGTCTCCAGCCACGCCTTGCGTGGATTCAGGATGAACATTTGCGGTTCGCGCGGTCGGTTGCGCAGTGCCACTTCGGTGCCGTCATAGGCCGGGTGCGCCTGAACGATGCTCACCTCGTGCAAGTCCACGCTGCGCAGTTCGCGGCGGTCGCCGTCCCATGCGTCGCCACCCTTCGGCACGGTGAATCCGAAACTGCATCCGCCCAGGTCGCCACGCTCGGCCAGCGCCGCAATGTCGCGGCCCGCCTGCGTATCCGGCAGGGACAGCGTGAACGCCAGCCCGTAGCCGTCTTCGTGCAGTTCCAGCGTCCCGGACTTCGTGCGGCCCAGCACGCGGGCTTCGTCGTGATCGGCCAGCGCCAGAATGTCCCGGCCCGAAGTGATCGAAGCCCGGAACGCGCCGGGCTTGATCGTTTCGGTAAAGGTGCCGATGCGCGCCTCGGTATCGAAACGCGCGATGTAGCCGGACAGTTTGCGCCCGCTGGCCGTGACGCCAGCGGTGGAACGGCGCTCCAGGTCGGGCTTACACGTCATCGGCATACTGGAATGCCTCGGCGTGGCGGATGGCGATGTCGCAGGTCGCCATCGCGCGGATCAGCACGTTGCCCTTTGAGTACGCGGTTTCGGAGTACGGATTGACCAGCAGGTCAAGTTCGCTCCACACGCCCAGCAGGACTTGCGACCAGTCGCCGAAGATCGCGGCGCCGCCGTTGGACGTAACGGGAACCTGATTCGTGGTGTAGGCCGCGAATCCGCCGACCTGTCCGTTTTCGTACAGAAAGCCCGCGCCCGCGTCGCTGGTGACCTTCGTGGTGCCTGCCAGCGTGGCCTTCGCACCTGGGGACAGCAGCCAGCTATGCGCGCCCAGCGCGTTAGCCTCCTCCACGTCCTTGATGATTTCCAGCACCTGCGCCCAGGTCGGGCCTGCCAGCGTGGCGTTGGCGCTGCCCAGCGTGGCAATGACGCCATCCGGCTCGTTCGCGCCGCCGCCCTCGATCAGCGCCGAGTCGATGGCCTGCGCGATGGCGAAGCTCATATCGTCGCGCAGCAGCGCTTCGATACTCGGGTCACTCTGCTGGATCAATTGCCGCGACATTTCGGACAACGCGCCAACATGCTTCGGGGTCAGCGTTGCGTTGCCGAAGGTCATGTCCGAAGGGGTCAGTGCGGAGTTTTCCGCGACCCATCCGGCGGTCACGCTGTTGCCTGCCTTCGGGATGCTCACGTTGCCGCGCAGGCCGGACAGGACACGGACGCCCAGGCGTCGGGCCAGCAGGCTGTTGCGCAGCGCGGGGATGTACTGGTCGCCGCGATGATCGTCCGGCACCAGGTGCGCCCCGCTGGTCGTGGTGTTCACGCGCCGCTCAATGGCGACCATCGGCAGATAGACGCCCTGCGCCGGCCTGCCGTTGCGCCGGGCAATTTCGGCGTTGTATTCGGCTTCCGCGCCGGTCAGCGGCTTGCCTTCCACGGCGGCCTGCACCACGCGCAGCACGCTTACGCGGCGCTCCAGGTCGTCCAGCCCGCGTTCGCCGTTGCCGGCCACTACGGTGCCGGTCTGCGCGCGTTCGGCATCGGCCAGGAACTGCGCTCGGGCTTCCTGCGATTCCAGGTCGGTGATTTCGCCTTTCAGCTTGTCGAAGGCGGTGGATTCTTCGGCGGACAGCGAACGCTTTTCGGTGCCGGCCTTGTTCACGATGGTGCGGGCTTCGGCGACTTTCGCGGCCTTCGCCTCGCGGATGGTCTTCAGATTCATGTTGTCTCCGGGACAGTGAAAAACTGGTGCAGCGGGATTCCCGGAACTCCATTTACATGCACCAGTTTTCACTTGCAAACGTAAGCATTGGCGGCAGCTGGCATTGATTGGCGGGTGTTGTGATCGCTAGTGCCGGACGATGGAAATGCGCAGGTTCAGAAACTGGTGCAGTGGTGCATTCGTAGGGGTTGCACCAGTTGCACCAGTTTTTCACCGGCACCATTCGCAGCCTTCGCCGTCGCATTTCGCGCAGGGATCGGACTTGCCGCCCTTCACCACGGACAGTTTCGGCCTGCCGCCCTTGTTCCTCGGCTTCGGCGTGTAGCGCCCTTCCTTTTCGGCCTTCTTCAGTCCGCGCACCACGGTGGAATGATTGACGCCCAGTTCCGTGCCAATCTCCCGTGCGGACAATCCCAGCCCGGCCAGCTCGATCATTTGCGCCTCGCTGGCATCCGACACGGCGCGCAGCGTCCAGGACTGCCGGCCATCCTTTCCGGTCTCCAGCATCGCTTCCACGGGTGCCACGTCCTCGCCATACAGCGCGCGGGCCTTCTCGAAGTGAACCTCGAAGCGTGCGCCTTGATCCGGCGTGTAGTCCGCCGGCCTGCGCAACGCGATGACGGTATCCAGCAGGTCTTCGCGCTTGGACGTGCCACGCTGCTGCCCGGTCTTCCCGGCGTGGTGAATGAAGACCACGCTGCGCCCGCTGCTGCGCATCCGCAATGCCCATTCCGCCACCGGCTGCCAGCTTTCGCCCTCGTTTTCCTTCCCGCCTCGCACCAGCGCGGAAATGTTGTCCACGATGATGACGCCCGATTCAGGCGCGGCAGCCGTGACTTCATCCTGCCCCGCATAGGTGAACAGGTTCGGCATGATGCCGTCCGGTTGCAGGTCTGGCGTCATGAACAGCAGACTTCCCGGTTCGGCCTGCCTGTCTGCACTCTCGGCAATCCTGCGCAGCCGGTCGCGCAGGTCTGCGCCGGGCATCTCGCCGTCCAGGTACAGCACCGGCACGGGCTTACCGGCGCGCCAGCCCAGGAACGCGCCACCGGACGCCAGCGCATAGGCCACGCCCAGCGCGACGTGCGTTTTGCCCACGCCACGCGGTGCGTACAGCATGGACAGGGACTGCGATAGCAGCCACGGGGACAGCAGCCGTTCGCGTGGCGGGAAGTCCGTCGCCAGCAGCCCGGCGGCGTCCACCACAATCGGCGCGGAAACTGGTGCAACTGGTGCATTACCGGGGTGCGCACCAGTTGCACCAGTTTTCCGTTCCACGTCTTCGCGTGCCAGGTCTTCCAATGTCCGCGCGGTCACTGGCGCACCTCCACCAGCGCATTGCGAGCCTCGGCGATGCGTTCCTCAGCCTTCACCAGCCGGCAGTAGTCGTTCCAATCCAGCGGTTCATCCCGCAGCACCTTGCCCGCCGCGATTTGGACGATGGCGGACTCCAGCGCCAGCACGGACAGCGCCGACGCCCAGCCAGCCTCCCGAATGGCCTGCCGCATCCGGCGGCGTTCCTCCGGGCTTTCCGGCCAGTGACGGGGCGGCATGATGTCCGCCCAGGCCAGCCCGACCGCCTCCAGCACCTCGATGGCCTTGCAGCCGCCGAAACAGTGCAGCAGGACTTTGCCGTCACGCTCGGCGATGGTGACTTTGCGGGACGTGCCGCCGCAGGCCGGGCACTTCGCGCGCCAGCCGTTGCCGGACTTCTGGACGCCTTCCAGCCGTTGCAGCAGCGGTTCGGCGGTGGCATGATCGACGTGGAATCTCCGCTCGCCAGCAGACTTCCACGAAGCCCCGGCCCGCCAGCCGGGGTTTCGCGTTTCCGGGGTCGTCATTCGCTACCCTCCGGCTCATCGGCCACAGCGCCGACGCCCACGAAGCCCGGATCGACGCGGTAGCGGGTCAGCAGCTTTTGCGCTGCACCTCGGCGGTATTCGTTGTCAGCCGGGCCGCCGGCATCGGCGTGCGTCTGCGCCAGCAGGCAAACCGCCATTGCAAGGTCGCTCGGCGGACCGCTGCTATCGCCATAGGCTTCGTCCAGGTCAAAGCCCACGAAGCCGGACGCTTCCGCGATGGCGGCGTCCAGCGCCATTTGCAGGGGATCGTCCAGCGCCGTGGTCAGTTCGCGCAGGTACGCCTTGAAGTCGGCCAGGGAAACGACGCTCATGCGGCCACCTCGCGGCGGCTGGCCTGCTGCGCGTCAATCCATGCGTCGAAAGCGTCCGTGTCGATATAGACGCGCTTGCCGATGCGCACGGTCACGCCGTGGTCGGCCATGCCGTTGTGCGCTTCGTTGAAGATCCACCAGCGGACTTGCGCTTCGGTGAAGGGGGAGCCGTCCGCGAACGCGGAAACGGTCTTGAGTTTGCGAGCCATAACTATTCCTCTAGGTGACTCCCAACAACGCCCGTTGTTGAGTGTCACGAATAGTTAGGCCACGGAAAGGAAGGAAGGGAGCTTACTTTCCGATTTTCTTCTGCGGAGTGTATTTGCCGGCGTTGGTCAGGGTATCGCGGACGGTGCGAACGGACGCGCCAGTCTTCTTGGCAATCGCCTGAAGCTCGCCCGTTCCGATGGTCTGGCGCTTCTTGGCTTCGGCCAGGATCGCATCCGCCTTGCTATTGCTGCCACCCTTGCCACCCTTCCGCCCGCCTTCGGTGACGGTGAACAGGCCAAGTTCCGCATTGATCGCCAGTTCCGCCACCTTCCGCAAGCTGGCGCGCGCGGATGCCCGGCCTAGCACTTCGTCCGGCGTGGTCGCCTCCATTTTCTCGATCGCCACCCATTGCCGGATGCAGGCAAGCGCGGTTTCCACCAGCGGCTGCGACAATGAACGGCCATCCTCGAAGCGGTACTCGATACGCGCACGCTCGGCGGGCTTCGGCTTCTTCTTCGCGGCCATCATTCTTCCTCCAGCTTCCCGGCGATGGTCGCCAGCGTCGCCCGGACATGCTCGGCGGACTGGTGCGAGTAGCGCCGCGCCATGACCAGCGTTTTGTGCCCCAGCGCATCGGCCACCTGCGCCAGCCCCGCGCCGCCTTGCGTCAGGTAGCTGGCGACGGTATGCCGCAGGTCGTGGAATCGGAAGCCGGCCAGCCCGGCGTTGGCGCGCACGCGCTGCCACGCGCTATGCAGGCTCCACGGTGCGCCGTCGCGGTAGCCCTTGAAGACCCATCCTTCCTGCGTCGGGTCGCGGTCGTAGTGCGCCTGAAGCGTGCGCTGCGCCATGCCGACAACGGGAACATTGCGCGGCTGGCCGTTCTTTGTTTCGCGGATCGCCAGCGTCCAGTTGTCGAAGTCCACGTCTTCCCATTTCAGCAGCCGGATATTGGACTGCCGCAGGCCGGTTGCCAGCGCCAGCACCACGCAGGTTTCGATATTCGGATCATCGTCGGCACGGCAAGCGGCCAGCAGCGCCTTGCGCTCATCGTCGGAAAGGAACCGGACGATGCCTTCGGATTCCTTCATCTTGGACACGCTCAGCACGGGGTTTTCGTGCAGCCAGCGCAGTTCCTTCCAGCCCCACTTGCACACGGCGCTGGCAGCGGCCAGGTAGCGGTTGATCGTCGCGCCGCTCAGCGGTTGCTTGTGGCGATTCTTCCGCTTGGCAATCTTGGCCTTCGCCTCGATGAAAACCTCGGGCTTCAGCTTGTCCAGCGTGACGAAGCCATACTCGTCTTTCCACCATCCCAGCATCCGTTCCATGTGATCGGCGCTCAGGTTGTGCGCCTTGATCGGCAGATACTCCAGGATGAACTTGTCGATCATGTCGCCGAAGGTGCGGCGGCGCTCGGCAGTCGTCGGGACATAGACGCCATGCCCCAGGTCGGCTTCCACTTTCTTTGCCCATGCCTCGGCGTCGGTCTTCCGCTTGAACGTGCGGGAACGCGGTTTCTCTCCGCGAAGGCGAACCTTCGCCCGATAACTCACGGAGCCGTCCTTCGTGATGCGCTTTTCGATGGTAGCCAT